ACACCTTTAAAACTGGGTAAAGAATCCACATCTTCACCCTGCGTTGGCACTCCTTCCTTGCGCAATGACGTTTTTTAAGCTTTCGCACTCTCTAGTTAGATCAGTTATTTCAACTTGTTGCTCAAACATAATTTTGTAAAGTTTTGCCACATCAGTTTCCGGCTCATAAACTTCTACTGGGGTCGCTACGACTCCCATTTTCTTTAGTCCTTTTGACTGTACATTTTCAACCCTATCATTAATCAATTCGGACACACTCACCTTTAGATATTCTGCAATCTTATCAAGAGTCTTGATATTCATCGATTGATTTTCGATCGATTTATAAAAACCACCCTCACTAATTTCGCAATATTCAATTATTTTCTTTAAACTCACCTTTTTGTCAGCAGCTAAAGTTTTGATATTGTTAAGATTGTACATATAGCTTATAAATAGTTTAAAAATAACTGATAAAAATGTTTGTCAGTACTGATATTTATATTAGTTTTGCAGTACTAATTTAGTAATAATTACTAACAACATGCTTACAAAAGAAGAAAAAAAACGGATAATGAAGTTTATCACCTACTACAGGACGCTTTCCACAAAAAAGCGTGGTGTATTGATTAAACTTATAAATAATGGATGTGGGTTTAAGGGAGGAACGTTTTATTACAAAATTAATAACAAAAATTACTCAAAATTAGAAATTGATGCTATTGAAAATATAGTAAATAAATACAAGGAAGATGAATCTAAAGAATCTTGAGTTTTCGGCACTCCCGGATGGTGAAGTAGAAAATCGCCCGGAAGGTGAAATACCTTACATATTAAAAGAAAGTCATTTTGACTTTAACAGCAGCTTCGTTGCTGTAATCCGTGATCGTTACCCACGGGCATATAAAAACCTTTATAACCGCTATATAGAGAGTGCAAAAAACAAAACATATTTAGAATTTCGGATTACACGTGGATTTATAAAATGTAACCTGGGCGCACACGATAATAAGTTGGATATTGATAGTGATGGTAATTTTCATTTTGAATTTTGTCAATGTCCATTAGCCGGTGAATGTAAAGAGTGGAAAGAAACCTGTGAGCCTAAAGAGAATTTTTCAATTTCCGATGCTGAGATTCGCATTCTAAGACTAATTGCTCAAGGGAAAAAAACTATCGAAATAGCCGACGAACTTTACTTGAGTCCTAAGACCGTAGAAAACCACACGAATAATATGCTTCGTAAACTTGATTTGCATAACAATGCTTCACTGGTGAACTACTGGCACCAACACAATATGAATTAAGGCTTCCTGAAGCGTCAGGAAGTATCGAATACAACATTTTAAATACAATCTCTCCAAACTCATATAAAAAGGAGTGAAACAAAACATAAAATCTAAAATTTATGTGATAGTGAATTTAGAACGCCGAAAGTCTTGCGGGGTCAAAAAGCGACTCCTTTTTATATCAACTTAATTTTTTAAATATCAACTTAACAATTAATTTTTAAAGCAAAACATTATGACACTAGCTCAAGCACAAAAAGAATTCGATGATGCAATCGAAATGAAAACAGAACATGGAAAAGATGTTATGACTGAGGCGAAAATAAACTCATTTGCAGCCAATATATTTGGTAAAGACAAACCGGCAAAGGTTTTATTCTCTCAAATTGGTAAATACTCAAGTCGAATTATCGTTTCTCACATGGCTTACTTGGAAGATCAACGTCAGTTATCAATGATTCCAGGAACTAAAGTAATTATGACCGGAGCTGAAGGCGATATTCCGAAGTATAAAGATAAGGTATGGGATGTGACTCATGGTCCTCAATGGATGTGTGGTGACAATGTAGTTTGGTTGGAAGGTTTCAGTGGTTCATATTGTTGTCAGTATTTAAAAATTGTAGAATAATATGTACAAAGGAAGAAACAAAAAACCGGAAAAAGGACAACTATGTATTTGTCGATGTCCTGAGTGGTGTGATGAAGGTTATCAGATAGCCACATATGATGGAGAAGGTTTTGATTATGACAATGCTCCAAATGGTTCATTTAATGAATATGTCATTGCATGGTTACCTTTGAATCAAGATGGTGAGCCAATAACTAAATAAGCCATGGAAACAAACGAAACTCCACAGCCCATCACCAGGGAAGAATTCGAAGCAGGAGTAGAATTCTTTGTTTCCAACAAATTGGATCCAATGAATATTGATACATATCATTTAAAAGATCTCAAATATCCTGGAAGGATCTATAGATGGATTATGGATAGACATAATAATTTATATTGTCATATTCAAATGATCGAAGATGATGGATTTACGTTTATCAATTTCACATTTAGTTTCCAAACAGAAGGAAAAATATTATTTAAAAACTGCTATAAATCAGAATATCAATAAAATATGTATACAACAACCCAATTTGAAACTGCACTACTGGCATTGGAAGTGCAAATAGAAGAACTTAAAACACCTAACGGGAAAGTTCGAGAGGCGATCGGTTACAAGGATAGAAAACGCCTTACCTGGAATGAAAGAGGACAGTGTTTCTTTCATAAGGTACACATGCCGGAGAATGATTTAAAGTTTAACGAAATAACCCTAGATTCAAATGAAGAGAATTAAACGAATGACCGGATTTTCACCAAAATTCGAAGAAAATAAAACAGATCTTATTTTCAACAAAGTAGGACTTACCATGGTCAATAAGTTTCCAGAACTGTGGGAAGTAAATGAAGCTGGCACACGGTTAATCAATAAAAAAGATACCAACCAACAGGTAATACTGGCAAGCATTCAGCCGCACAAAGTAGGCGAATTGGCACAATGGGGCGCAGCATGCGATATTCAAATTTCGGAAGTAAAACTAATCCGGTTATCAGACATGATAGACGAACTGGCCGTAAGAACCGGAATCGAACAACATAGCCCTGGCGTATGGAAACATTATTCGCCCGAAAAATTTTACCCTAAAAAAGTGCTGAATACACAAGACCCGGGCTTCCCAAACTTCAAAACAGCAACCGGCTCCTTTCATTCGCTTTGGTGCAAAGAGTATGATGTACTTGAAATATACGCAAACCCCTGGATTTGGCAATTAACCTGTAAACCTATTGAGCCATGATAGCCTATAGGATTGAGCAGGAAAGCACAAGAACAAATATTATTACTTCGGATATATTTGATGTGTGGGATGCTATAGAAAAAGTAACCGACGGTACACCGGTGAAGATTACCACCAAAGAATTGTCGGTTAATGAGTACGAAGATGAAGCCAAATTATTGGCTGTTCTGAATATGTCAATGAAAGAAATTCCGGGATGAATCCAAAAGAGCTTGTAAAAGGTGATAAGTATAATTATACTTATGAAAACGAACCGGTTACAATGATATATGTCAAACATACGCTTAACCATAGAGTATTCAAAGATGGTGGAAGGGATTTATATTTATCCGAAAGTACAGTAATTCAATCAGTAACAAAAGCAATATGAAAGCAACCTGGGAAAAAGTATGGAAGCAGCTCGACAAAACAGAAGCTGCTCTGAATGAATTCCTCGCTAATGGCGGATTATCAAGCATTGCCCTCTCAAAATCGAAAGCCTTCATTAAAGAATGGAATTCTTATAAAAAACAGGTAACCGATTTCGACCAATTTATATCTCCGGTAGAACCATTGGATGTGAAGTCACCATTCAAAACTGAAGCGGTTATTGAAATGTGGAAACGGTGGAAAAATTACCTTGCTGAACAACACGGCCAGTCAATGGGAAGTTGTTCGGAACAATCGGCCCTGGAGCAATTGCATGAATTTGCAAAAGGAGACGAAGAAAAAGCAGTGAAGTTTCTTCGGTATGCAATGACAAATAGGTACAAAAATTTCTTTTCTATTGAAGAAAAAGATATGAAACAGCCGGCTAAGGGTGATACTGGGTCAGGCACCGGAAGCGATTTTTAAATGACCCCTAACCCCTAAAAGCAAATAAGAATTTACAATTTATTCATTTACTATTCAAAAATCAATTTATTAAATCAAAAAAAGTTATGAAAGAAATAACCCTGTCTTATCACACTCCAGGAACACGTGTAATGGCAAAAGATTATAAATCACATGCCCGTGATCTTAAACCTGGTACAATTACCAGTATCAATGTTCATGCAATGAATATAGCCATTGGCAGCATTGATTTTTCAGTAAGCTATAACGTAACGCTGGATAGAACTACAGCGAAAGGTAAGTCGGTAAGAGTTTGTACTTCAACTGTTGAATTGATTGATAATTAATTCATGCCAGTCACATCCTCCATACAACTCGATCTATTCGATATACCGATCACCTTCAGGTCGACACGAAGAAAGTCAATGCCGGTGAATCAACCTGACCGGGATTCATTTGGTAGGATAGTGGGGACAGAAGAACCGGTAGACGAAGCTACCCGAAACGAAGCTGAAAGAAGAAAACAACTAGCGATATCAACCACGCTTCGCCGGCAGGAAGAAAAGATACAAGAACTTACACAAAAATTGAAAGATCATGGGATTGAATAAGATACCAACACAACGAAGATTTGAAAACACAGTTCAACGCGAATATGACGAATTGGACAACCTGCGGACGGATACATTAATTATTTCTTTTATCGTATTTACACTCTCCTGTTTAATCTACTCTTTATTTTCTTGATTATGGCACAACAAACAGTTACTGAACTTATCGAAATTGCCAAAGCGGAATACCAAAAGCAACTCCAACGCATGGCCAATACCCGTAAAATGGTATCGATGGAGGATTTCAAAACTTTATTTACCACCCGCGCCCAGCAAGCCATGGCCGACCGCAAAAACTTCACTAAATTTATAATAGACGACAACAACCGGAATGTGATCAACTTACTATTTAAGTATGTCACCCTTCAAGAATGTGAGCTAAATACCTATGTCGGAATTATATTGAACGGTAAATATGGTTGTGGTAAATCGGTATTGATTGAAACGCTATGTATGGTTTTGAATGATTTGACCTGGAGCGAAAAAAACAAGATTCAATCCGTTCACGCCATAGAACTGGCCGAACAAATTAAAAAAGTTGGTGTCATTCCTTATGCACACAAACCTTTATTGATTCAGGATTTAGGAAAGGAAAAAAAAGAGATCAACAACTTCGGTACAATTGTCAATCCTATCAGTGAATTGCTGGCCATACGTGCCGAATATGGCGCCATGACGTTCGGAAGTACCAACATGAATTTGAAATCGTTTGGCGAAGCTTACAAAGAGTTTATTTCAAAACGAATCACGGAACATGTCAACCTAGTGTTTTTGCCTGGTGAAGATCGCCGTCCGGACTTTTCCATAAATCAACCCAAATAATCGCATTTTATGGGAAATATTAAATTATTGACTGAATTTTTTATCGAGTCAAAAAGAAATTTACTTTATCCAGCAAATGAAAAGACAACCCTTGTATCACTTCGTATAGATGCAAAAACAATAATACAAGTAACTCCGGATAAATGTAATGAAGAGTACGCACAATTATACCGGGATAAAAGAAATAATAAATGATAACATCACAACTGGTCGTAAGATTCACGCAAATATATAACGAAAAATACTAATACAATGGAAAATATTCAAATTTCAACTGACAAGAATACAGTTACTTCAAATAGTAAAGTACATAGATTCAGAAATGGCAGCAACAACAACTGTAATACATGCAGTTTATTTAAAGAATGCTGCGATCTTCAGGAGACGGTCGCCAATGAATTTCCATTCGCTTGTGTATCTGAGAATAGAACGGATAATAAATACGGAAACTTTCAATCGTCATAAATCCGGTTTTACATTGTAGTTGAACTGATTCTTTTTTTTATTTCTCCTTTAATTTGCCAGCATGTCTCAACGTAAAAAAATTACAGATACCAAAGTTCCCGCCAGTTCAGGTGACAGAGTAAAAATTGTCGAAGATTTCCTAACGGAACATTACGAAATAAAAATAAACGTTTTCGATTCCTCCAAAACGATTATCGTAGCCAAGAACCCCGAGCTGTACGACCAAGCACCCAATGAAACCCTGATATCGTTGCACATGGAGCGTGAGAACATTCGTGGCTGCGATACCATTCTCCGGAAGATACTCAAGTCAGGGTATCACATAACATCATTCAACCCTATTTCCGATTACATTCAGAGCCTGGAAGGTGCATGGAAAGGCAAAAGCCACATTGACCTATTTTGCAAGGATATCGTAGCCCGTGATTTTGGGGATAAAGAACCCGGGTATTACCAGGAACGATTTGTGCGTATCCTAAAAAAATGGATGGTCGCCAGCATTGCCTGTTCGTTGGGGATCAAAGAAAATGATGCCGTGATCGGGTTTATCCATTCCAAGGAAGGTATTGGAAAAACCAGGATTATAAAGTTTCTAATCCCGAAACCATTAAAGGCATATTATATCCAATCGAGCAAGGAAGACCGGTACTTTGATATCACGTCAGCTTTTACGCAAAACTTCATGATTAATTTTGATGAATTCAATGGTATCACCAAAAGTAATGCTGAGCAAGTAAAGCAAGTACTGACTCAAACAGAATATGTATTGTCGAAGCGAGATACGAACGCAGTTGCCAGGATTGGTAATGGAGCTTTTACTTCCAACAAAAATAAAGAGATGGGTGGTTTCCTTCATCCTTCCATGGGTACACGGAGATGGGCAACGATAGAATTGGATTCAATTGACTGGAAAAAATATACCGGTGAAGTAGACAACCACCAAATGTGGGCTGAAGCAATGGTACTTTTTAAAAATGCAGATTTCGATTATGTCTGGAATGAGGATGATTTTAAAGAATTCAAGGAATATAATAACCGGTACCTGATAGAAACAAACGCCAATAAACTTGTGAAAGAATACTATCGAATTCCCGAAGAAGGTGAAGAATCTACACACATGCAACCTTTAGAAATACTCCAGGAACTTCGCAGATCACGAAAGCTTAATAATTCAAATGGTGTAAATGTTTCGGATGTCACCCTAGGGATGGCCCTGAGTTCAATGGGATTTGAACACAAGATGAAAAAAGTGGACGGAAAGCCACGCTATGGATATCAGGTTATACAATTATTTGAATAGAATACGCCTTGGATAGGCTTAGTAAAATCCATTGATTGCAATATGAATAAAATTAGTTTAGTTCCATTTGGAATTGCTTTAGAAGCCTTGAAGCAAGGTAAAAGAGTGGCTCGCGAGGGCTGGAATGGCAAAGGAATGTTTGTTTTTATGCGCCCTGCCGATGAATTGAACATTGAATTTGTAGTAGATAAGGTAAAATCATTACCACAAAGTGTGAAGGATTTTTATCTACAGGATATTATTAATGAAAGTGGAGAAAGACTTCATGTAGAAGAAAACGACACTGTTAAGTTCACAGCATACCTATGTATGAAAGCATTTGACGGAACAATTGTAAACGGTTGGTTGGCTTCACAAACTGATATGCTTTCGGAAGACTGGATAGTTCTTGACTAACGCCTTGGGAGGGCTTAATTAAAACCCAATTTATAATTATATGAAAACATTTGGAAGAATCATGTTAGTGCTGTTAGTACTAATTGGAGTAACAGTTGGATTGTTCACCTGCCGAACTTGTAGCATTGCCGGTGATCACGTTACAAACAGTATGGAAAATGCAGTGATATCGTATGATGAATATCAGGATATCTATGCTACCTGTGAGCAACTGAATGCTGATTTAGGCGTGATTAAAGAAACTCCGGATAACGATGGGCAGTTTACTCAGTTTAGTAAATCACAGCAGATTAATACTAAAAAACAGCAGTTAAACCGGTGGATTAATGACTACAACGCCAAATCAAAACATATTGATAAGAAATGGTGGAAATCGGTGGAGCTACCACATACACTAACAGCCAATCAATTTACAAATTACTAACAATTAAATTTTTACCCAATGAAAAGATTAAAATTATTATCCATGTTGTTACTTACAGTAACATTTTTCTTATTCTCATCAAGTTCTTGTGAAGTCAAACAAGATAATACTTCAGCTCTAAAAGAGCAAAAACAAACTGAGGTTAATCAAACACAATTGAACTCAGTACAACCAGCTCCACGTATCACCTGGTCACTTGAGCGCGATAACCTGATCAAACGGTTTAAACTTCAAAATGACCGCGCTGTATCATTCTTCATGTATATTTTTATAGAAGGGATATCAGAACCAATTGGTTACTATCAGGTAAATAAGATAAGTTCAGTGAATAGTCAGCTCACCAATACAATGCAGATAGTAGATGATCCATACAAATACCAATCGGGTGGACAAATTCTCCCCAGTCCGGCCGAAGATGGAAGTTATGGTACAAATGGCGATGCGATATTCGGTTTTACACCTGAAGGCATTTATATTGAAACAAATATGAAGTACGTAACGTCAACCGTTCCTCTGAACTTTCGAAATCCGGTCAATCGACTTGCAATTATAACAACCGACCAGGCTAAACAAATGCTTGAGATATCGAAAAAAGCAATGCAATAATTTACAGCCGTCGATTTGCGGTGTGAATCGACGGCTAATAATCAACTTAACAACAATGAAAAAAATCAAAGATTTAAGAGTTACAGTAACTTATACTGTTGGATATGGTGATATTGAAGTTTCAGATAAAGTTTTTGAGCAATTAGAAAATAACTCTGAATTTACATCCGATGATATGGAAAATTCAGAAGCTATAGAATGGCTTTCTTCCAATATAAAAGAGGAAGATGCAATGGATTGGAAATGGGAAATTGACGATATTACCGAATAATTTAGTAGTATAACGAATCTGGCAATGAAAGCCGTTTATTGCCAGTTCTGTTATACTCTTTCAAAAAATCAACTTAACAATAAAACAGTATGAAACTATCAATTGAAAGCACAACCAAAATTGTACACCTAAATAAAGTGCCGGCACGTATCTGGGAAGGAACTACCGAAAGCGGTATAAAAGTACATTGCTATATTACACGGGTAGCCATTGACAAAGATGAACCGAATGCAGAAGAATTTGAGAAAGAACTTCAGGAGTGTAAAGAACCGTCTGCCGAAATTAGAAATTTACCTTTAAGTTTGATATTATGATAGAAGAAACAACTTATTCTCAATCTGAGCTTGAGACCGGAAAATGTACTTCATGCAGTGAACAAACGAATGAAATTCTAATTGATGACGGCAGATGTATTGATTGTATTGAAGAAGAAAAGTTCTACGAAGAAACAATGAAGGGATTATGATCACAGGACTACACGGGTGCAGTTGTCACTCATTCACTAGTTGGCCGGAATGCGAAAAAGCCCATAGACAAAAATTTGAAGTCGGGGATCCTGTAAAAAACCGATGTACTGGACGGCAGGGAACTATAAATAAAAATGTAGACGGGAAAGGATATACTTCAGTAAAATATGGCAAGTTTCCCAGGGATATCGAATTAGAACATGTAGCACAATTAATAATAGTACAATCATGATCAAATATATAATCAAAGCAATTAAAGCCCTTCAGGAGCAACAAAAGCAACAACGGCAACTAAATGTACTAATTAAGAATCCAAAATCAGAAAGTGTCAAAATTCGAATTCCAAAAAAGTATATAAATACTATAGAACTATTTATAAAATATGGATTGACAGAACCTGAGACAATTGAAATATTTATAAAAACAGTTTTTGTAAATAAGTTAGCAAAAGGTTTTCCAACTCAGACAAAAGATATTACAGGAAAACAAATACTGGTTGGAAGTATAGTTACTTATGACTTTGAAGATAATACAAGTTACTTCCGAGTAGTATATGAAAATAATGCTTTCCGAAAGGAATATCCCAATTGGGACCAGGAACTTGAAAAGCCATTATTAGAATATGGAAAACGTGCAGAAAAAATGAGACTTAAAATTTTTCAGTCATGAAAAACCAAATTTTAGAAATATTCAAAGCATACGAGAGAGAAACCGAATGGGATGGAAACGCTATTCCGGAATCAATGTACGATGCATTAGCCAATGATATTATGAAACTATATTCGAAGACTAAACGCATCGGAATAATTGGCGGTGGATTTCAAGGTATTATTTGTGGAATAGATGAGGCCAGAACTGTAATTATAGCTCATGAGCATGTGGTTAGATATCCAGAGTTACCGCTTACCATTGTTGACTCAGAAGCTAAAGAGATAGCAAATTCAACCTATTCGCATCAGGTTGAATTTGCATTGCGTATTTCTCCTGTAGTAATTGAAAAATTCAAAAACCAAACTAAATCATTAAAAGCATCAGCCGCAGAAGCTATTTTAGCACTTGAAAATTTTGGAGAAAAAATGATTGATTCCGATTTCCACCATAATAAAAAATACAAAGGTCACGAACGACCCTATAAATATCACAGATAATCCAATTGAATTTTTAAAATACACATCAACCCCCTAATATTGCATACAATTATGAGCGACTTCAATGTTTATTTAAATGTACCTGAATACTTGGAACAGTGGATAACCGATACATTTGGAAATCCGGTGCAACTCATCAAGGATAGTCCCGAAATGCGACTACTTAATGAGCTACTGGTAAAAACCCCTTGCAACAAACTACCGGATACAGGAGAAGGCTCTAACATTACTATACCAATTCCATATTTCAAAGGTAAGGACCCGGCATATTATAATTATCTCCACGATACCGGAAAGAACGCCCTGATAGAAAGTTTTTCTACACTTTTTAAAAAAAATCTGGTCACTGAAATTACAGCCCTGAAAAATGGCCATGTGAAACGAGCCACGTTGATTTATTCATTTATGGAGAAACATGGCATTGACGAAAAACACTGGGATACGGTAGCGCAAATTCATAACCGGGCAACACAAAAATACTTCAGACAAAAAAACATAAGAATCGCATAAAAAATTTCCTGACTTAGAGGCCGTTTTTGTCGTAAATGAATACTTTCATTATCTTATATACTTTGCGTACTTTCAGTATATTGCGTATAATTTTAAACACAAATCTAATGAGCACAAAAATACTTCCAACTATATTATTTGTCGAATTTCTATTAGCTGAAGAAATGATACTTTCTCCCAGAAAAATAATTGCTCCAGGAGATACTACATCTGCCCTGGGCAATTGGACTAAATTAAAGCTTTGCGAACCATCTTCCTGTAATACCACTCCCGAGCAAACCGACAACGGGTTAGTTTATACAACAAAAATAACCGGAGTCGTATCGGATGATAAAGATTCAGCACTTCAGCATCGGTTACAAACAAAGTTTCATGCCTACCGGCTCACTGACGTATACAAAAATAAATACCTGGTTGGCACGGATAAAAAACCATTCCCTGAAATAAGTTTTTCGCCGGTGAACGATGCCAGCCCTTCCGGACTGAGAGCCGTAAACTACGAGATAACGTGGATATCAACCCTTCCACCTATTGATATTATTGATTTATAGTCTTTTTTTCCTTCCTGATATAGCCGTAAAGTTGCAGTGTAAATAACCACACTGCAACTTTTTTTATGTCTACACCTACTTACAACATTGATATTGACAGCTACATAGGCAATTGGGGATATTCTCAGAACTATGTTAGAGGCAAATTGAATGATTTGAAAAATCAACCGGTTTTCATGCGTTCCAACTCGCTTGGCGGTAATGTGAACGATGGACTTGGTATTTACCAAGCTATTGGCGACCATGGTGATGTCCAAGTTGACATGTATGGATTCAATGCATCAACAGCAACATGGATGAACCTGAAAGCAAAAAGAGTGCGGATAGCTTCCAATGGCTTTTACCTCATTCATAAATCGATGAATGCTGTTGAAATTTACAAAGCTATGAATGCCGATGAGCTGGCAGTTCTCATTGAAGAACTTAAAGTAAACCTTGACGAAAACAACAAGGTGGATGAGGTTATTGCTCAAATGTATGTTTCCAAAACAGGCAAGTCAATGACTGAAATTCTTGACCTCATGAAAATTGGCGGCTGGATGAATTCTTCCGAAGCATTGAGCTGGGGATTTGTCGACGAAATTATTCCAACCATTGAAAAAATAAACATGGCCGGATTAAAAGACAAGTTCAACGCCCTTGGAATGCCGACCAACCGAATTAACTCCGAAGACTTATTCACTCAAAAAACAAATATCAAAATGAAAAAACAACCCATTAAAATTAATGCGGTTCTCAATGTGCCATCTCTTGAGAGCGCCGATGGTGGTGTATTCTTGAATGAAGCGCAAATTGAATCGATCGAAACAAAATTAGCAACGCAAGAAGCTGATATTGCCACCGAGAAAGCCAATGTAGTGACTGAAAAAGAAGCTACAACAGCAGCTGTCACCCGCGCTAATACCGCCGAAGGAACCGTAGCAACACAAGCTACTAAAATCACCGAGTTAGAAGCTCAGGTTGAAAACTTGAAAACCGGAGCTGGAGCAAGTACCAAAAAAGTCAACAAAGAAACTGACGAAGATGGTGAAGGTGATGAAAAAGGTAAAGATGAATTTATGAACACCGTTACCAGAGCCCGTAAGATGTTCGATTCAATTTCATAATTATTAAATATTTACTTTTAAATAAATTACTTCAATGGTAGAAATAACCCCCGAAGAACTTGCACTGAGTGCAAAGAAGTATCGCAAAGAATTATTGTGGATGCCGGTGATTGCCTTACAAAGCTCACTGGATCATATGTCCCTTCGCATGGGCATACGTGGAAAAGAAACTGTTGGACAACTCGATGGAGACATTGAAATAGGTCCTTATGATCCAAAACGTGAGGATTCAACTTCAGTTACCATCAAGGGTCGTGACCTTGAAACCTATTTTGGTTCTGTAATCAAAAATTTCGAACCGAATTCTGTAGCGATGTCAATCTATGGAGATTCGGTATTGAGTGGGCAAGGGCTGACAAATACTGCTATCACTCAGTTAGTATTGGTGTTTTTAGCTAAAAAGATTTCTAAGAACCTGAATAAAGTTCTTTGGTCTGCCGTTCGTAATTCTGCTGGAACCGGTACTGTTGATTTATTTGACGGATTCGATACTATTACTAAGGCCGATATTACTTCCGGTAAGATTGCAGTTGCAAAAGGCAACCTGGTTGAATTGACAGCTGCTATCACTTCAAGTAATTGTTGCGATGTACTGAAAGGGATTCACCGCGCTGCAACTGACGAACTTCAGGGTGAAGTGTGCAAGATGTTCATTTCGAAAACCGTGTACAATATGTACAACGACGATTACCAGGCATCTCATGGTGCATTACCTTACAATACTGCGTTTAAGAAAACGTTTTTGGAAGGTTCGGACGATATGTGCGAGTTAGTTGCATTGCCAAATAAAAAAGCTTCGCCTTATATCCACATGACTACCAAAGGTAATATGTTGGTTGGTGTAGATCAACAAAGTGATACTGAAAAAATCACTGTTGAAAAACACGCTGCTTTCATATTACAATTCGTTGTTGCTATGTTCTTTGGTGTTCAATTTGAAACCATAAGCCCAGAAAAGTTATTGGTTGCAAAATTGTTCGTTTAAGCGTAATTATTCACACTAAAAATATAGGAGAAATATATTATGATCAAATACAAAGCCCTTGATTGGGCCGTTGGGACTACAAACCTTCCAGGTATCAAAGAAGATGTTTATGCTATTGCAAAACGTGATATTGTAGCATGGCCTACACTTCCGGCAACTTATGTGACGAACATGGGTGAGCTGGTAACTTACGTGGGTAATTTTACGTTAGCTGCTTTAGCTAAATTCCAAAGGGTTGGTATTATAGTTGACAAATCACCGGTTGACGGAAAGAGCCAGGGAGTTCGACCCAGCAAAACGTTCCTGAATCAGGTGGTGTTACAACACCCAGGAGTGGAGGAAGATGCTTCAGGTTTCTGCATGCAAGCAAATAACGACGATTTAGTCTATTTGGTGCAAACCAAAAAAGGCAAATGGCGCGTTATCGGAAATGACATGTATCAGACCGAAACGGTTATCGACCAGAAACTCGGTGGAGCTGCTACTGACGAAATGGGAACTACCCTTACCGTTACCTGTACAGACCTTGCACCTGGTCTGTTTTACACCGGAGAAATTGTAACCGAAGAAGGTATTATCAATCCGGGAGTGTAACGATAAATCGTAAATTTCTGAAACCCTCATAATGCAAGTTGTGAGGGTTTTTTGTGTCTTTTTAAATGTAATTACCCGCTGTTACATTTGAATCTCATTAATAAACAACCCATAATAATTAAAAAATGGAGAAAGAAAAATCGTATTTCGACAAAGTGAACGATTGGCTGAATGCTGATCCCACAACACGCACCATCGAAGAAGGTGCAACATTGATGCTTCAGGGGAATAAAAACCGAATCCTGCACCAAAATGTAATTCATAGAAAGAATTTCGAGAAAGTAGTTTACGAGTTGGAAAAAATCATTGGAGTCCAAAGAGTAGTTGCAGAACCGGTGAATGAAAAAGTTCAAGCATTGGAAGCTAACTTACCAATAACAATGGCTGGTATTGAAAGTATTTTATCCGGAGAGACCAAAGGTAAACGTCCGGATCATGACACACTACCAGCTGACATCAAAACTGCCTACGACAAGAACCTCGAAATCTATCCACGCATGCGCTCTATCCAGGAACGTTTGAAAGTGTTGAATGAAACCGGAACGGCATCCGATCGCCTTCCTTTCCTTACTGAACTATTGAGCCTTGATTCAGCATTACGGATAAATTGGGATGCTTACGATAAATTCGATATCAATGCACCGGTGATTATTGCAACTGACAAAAAACTCCCTGAAGGCGAAAAGTTAAGCGCTAAACAAGTTTCTGCAGCTCGCAAATACTTGAGCGATAACAAAGCCAAACTTCGCAAATTACACGAATCCGGAAACAATGAAAAGATTGACGAATTGGCAGATAAAATGCAGGTTCGATTCAATGAATTGATTGCTAATGGTGACACATTCGCACCTGATCAGTTAGCAGAACTGAAAGGGTTCGGATTAATCGTAGGCGCTACCGAAGAAACAAAACCGGAAGTGGTTGTTGATACTCCAGTAGTTCCTGAAGTCAAAGAAGTAATTCTACCTGCAGGTGAAGTAACCGAAGAAACACCGAACTTATTATCACCTAATATTGATAATACGAATCCAGAACCACCAACAGGTGAGTAAAGTTGATGCAATATTGAAACCAATAGGCCCCGATTATGTCGGGGCTTATTTAAATACCGGCATACAACTGTACGATTTGATAGAATGGGTTTTACTGCAAACTGGGAAATCCGATATCACAATTGTAACCTTTAGCATTTCCGAAGAATTTATCCGAAAAATATGGATGCTCAAGGAAATTGGACTAATCGGGAAAGTCACCCTGATACTCGATTTCAAAGCAATCCAAAAAACACAGCAGCTGGTCAGGTTTGCAGAAAATCTTTTGAGCGATATCCATTTTTCAAAAACGCACGCTAAGGTTGTTTTGATTGAATCTTCCAGGTACCAGGTATCAATCACCGGTAGCCAGAATTGTACCAGGGGAAATCGTGAAGAAAGCGGAATTGTCACTACTGATCCGCAAATCAATAAAAAATTACAGACTGAAATACAACGCATTATCGAAAATGGAATACACAGGTCCTGAACTCCAAAAAATAAGTGAATATGCCGGGCTATTGATGACAATAACCGATATCGCTGTACTCATGGATATTGATGAAGATGAATTGCGTAGCGATATCGCTGACAAATCGACTAAGGCTTCCAGGGCTTACCGATTGAGCAAAACACAAACAGTTCTGGAACTTCACCGGCAGGAAATTGAATTGGCAAAACTCGGATCACCTTTATCTGTAGAACTTACACAAACCTATATCATTAATCAACAGGTCAATGAGTAAAAAACAAACATACGAAATTTGTGTACAGCATTTGTACGATGATGCTGATAAACTGGCACACCTGGCACCACAAGTTCGTGACCGGTTGCTTCGCATTCGTTCAGCTTACTCACTCATGCAGGAATATCCTTCCAAAGTAGATCGCGAAATCATTCAACACATTATGAATATCAGCGGCATTGAACGATCGGCCGCTTACGAAGATTTACGGATCATCAAAGATTTACTGGGTTCTATCAACCGGCAATCAAAAGACTGGCACCGGTTCAAGTTCAATAATCAGATTCAAAAAGCCTATAACATGGCCGAACTGAAGAATGATCCGGACTCCATGGTTAAAGCAATGAACACTTATGCCAAATTCAACCAGCTGGATAAAGAAGATGCCGAACGCATACCATGGGATGAAATCATACCTCAGTTATTCGAGCCTACCGAAGACCCAACGGTTTTAGGTATTAAGCCGATCGCGAATATCCGTGAGAAAATTGCAGCCATGAAGAAGAAATACATGAGCGATATTCAGGATGTTACCTATGATGAAATTGACATTGCCCAATTAGAAGAATATGCCGAGAAATAAGGAAAAGCAGAAAGTCTATTTTAATGCCGCTCAGCAGCAAGTTATGTTCCGTGGGTGCAATACCGTCGTTGTAGTGGGTGGACGTCGTTTAGGGAAGTCGCACGGCATTGTAGCACCCTTTCTTTTGCGTAATATACAACGCATGGCCGGTGGGAAACATGGTATTATTGCAAGTACATTCCAACAGGCTCTTACCAGGACTCTTCCTGGAACATTGGAAGCATTCGACAGCTGGGGGTTTAAACGAAATGTTCACTACGTTATCGGACGAAAACCGGAGAAATGTTTACATTTTGAGAAACCAAAAACAGAGCCGGCCAGTTATGACAATACCATCAGTGTTTACAACGGATCTATTTGCCCCATAATTTCCCAGGACGTGGTTGGTTCATCCAATTCACAGACTTTTGACTCTGTTATATGCGATGAGGCCAAGTTTTTGAACTTCGTAAAATTAAATGAAGAAACTTTCCCTGCAAACGGGGGTACAATTGCCCATTTCGGCCATTTGCCGTATCACCACAGCATGTTGATAGTGTCCGACATGCCAACTACCAAAAAAGGAAGTTGGTTCCTGAATTACGAATCTAAATGCGATCCAGAACTTATCGAGCAAATAGATGGAATTATCTATGAAAAGTGGAGAATCCTCACTAAGTTGAAAGAGTTCCAGGCTAAAGGAGTTCAGCCAAAAGCGTATTTATTTGACTATTATCGTACATTATGCCGTGATTTAGCTCAGTTTCAGAGAATTGCAGTTGATTACAATGTGTTTAGCTCTATTGAAAACCTTCAGGTACTGGGTGAAAACTACATTAAGCAAATGAAACGTGACCTTCCGCCCCTGGTGTTTCAAACATCAATCCTTTGTAAACGTGTTGGACTCTTGAAAGATGGGTTCTACAACTGTTTGAAAGAAGTGGATCACTACTACACGGCATTCGATAACTCATACCTTCAGAACCTGGACTATGATTTCGAAAAGGCTAAGAACATGACATGCCTTCAGGATGGAGATGTGGACAAGAACGCACCCATATGCATCTCGTTTGATTATAATGGGAATATCAATTGGTTGGTTGCCGGGCAACGCTCAGGTATCAGGATGAAGACTATTAAGTCATTCTTTGTGAAGTACAATCGTAAGTTGGTAGAGTTGGTCAATGACTTCTGTAAGTACTATGCACCTCACAAGTGTCATGAGGTTGTCTACTACTATGACTCAACAGCACTCAATAGTAACTATGCAGTCAATGACAAGGACTTTGCTACTGTTATCATTGATACATTCAAGGCAAACAAGTGGACTGTCAAAGGCGTGTACATTGGCAAACCGATCGGACACATGGAGAAACACAACCTGATCAACATGTCACTCAAGGGTCAGAGCTTCGAGGGTAAGCAACTATTATTTCCTATGATCAATAAGAATAACAATGAGGCGTTGATCCTGGCGATGGAACAAACAGGAATCTACCAAGGTCCTGATGGGTTCAAGAAGGATAAGAGAGGGGAGAAGTTGGCTGAGAGTGACGAAGACTTACTGGAGAACCGCACCGATGGTACCGATGCCTGGGACACGTTATGGATCGGGATGAATAACTTCCCTGCCGAACACTCATTCAGTGGTGGGCTTATCAGTTCATTTGTGTAATTACTTATTCCCATTCATGTAGACCACTGGCGTAATGTCAGTGGTTTTTTTATGCAATGTAATGTAATCCCAAAATCAATCGCTTAGCTCATCCATTTTGTAGGGATTTGATAGGTCATTACCGATATAATTTTGCGAATACCAAAATTTTAACCGTAATGTGCGTATTACCGCCCGTTTTTGTTAATTTCACCCCTATGCATTAACATGTGTTAGCATATAAGGCGTTTTTTGAGGTCGGTAATTACAAGTCAGCGAGAG